GTTGTAGATGGAGCCTGTGTCACCGGCCGGTGTCAAATATTTGGGGTGGTTGTGGGTTTTGCAGTCGTGCGGGAGTGAGCAGCGGAAACGCATTTTTCGTATCTCGGCTGGCCGCCCCCAAACGGGGTACATGTATGGGATGGTGATGCACTGGTTGTAGTTTTCGTGGCCGGGTATGGGGTCATTGTCGATGTATCCAAGGTGGTGGTAGCGGGCTGTTTCTTCGCTGATGCCTCTTGCTGAGAGCAGGTCGAGTATGTTTTCGAGGTGGGTTTCGTAGAGGGCTGAGGCTTTCTGGATTCGGCGGCGTTCCGCAATGTTGTATGGGCGTATGCTGTCGTACATTCGGGTTTTCTTCTTCCAATAGTTGTTGCAGCTTGGCGAGGCCTCCTCCGACACCGCATGTGTGGCAGTACCAGACTCCTTTTGCGAGGTTGATGCTCATGGAGGGCTGGTGGTCGTCGTGGAGTGGGCAGAGGATGTGTTGCTCGTTTCTGGATGGGTTGTAGCGTATCCGGTAGGTGTCGAGGAGGCGGCAGGTGTCAGAGGTGTGGGAGGAGCTCGTTGAGGGTTGATACCACATAGGCTTCGCTCCATGGCTTGTTGCGCTGTTTCATCACTACGAGTCCGATGGTGGAATTGTTTTGTTTGTTTCGGTGTGTTTCGTAGTTGCGTGCCTCCTGGCTGGCTTGTTTCACGAATTGGGCTAGGTGTGCCTGTCCTGCTTTGGCTTCGATCACATAGGTTTTGTAGCCGGTTGTGAGGATGAGGTCGCCTTCATCCTCTTTACCGTTGAGGTGGAGGCGTTCTATGTCGTATCCGATATCGCGTAGCTGGTGGAGGAGTCGTGTTTCCCATTCGGCGCCGGCCCTGCGGTTGCGTGCCTGCTGTGTAGCCATAGTTTTTAGAGTCCTTTGTGTGTTGCGGTCATGTTCCAGGGCTGTTTTTCGGCGAGTGGCCCAAAAAAGGTGTATTCGGGGTAGGCTCGTAGCCGCTCGTATCGGGTGCCGTCTGGGCTTGACTGTCCGGTGCGCTGTTTCAGCACGGCGATGCGGGCCTCGGCTGGTATGGATAGCCCGTTGCCGTTGTCTTCACCACCATATAGTGATACTCCCAATATGAGTTGTGGTTTTTCGGAGAGGCCGTTTTTGATTTCCCTGCGTGCCGGGGGATGTTCGATGTCGGTGCCGGTTTTGTCGGTGGCGTGGTGTGTGACGATTATGGTGGATCCAGTATCCCTACCTAATGCGGTGATCCATTGCATGGCTTCTTGCTGTGCCTGGTAGTCGGATTCGCAGTCTTGGATGTCCATCAGGTTGTCGATAACAATGAGTGGTGGGAAGGTGTTCCACATTTCCATGTAGGCTTGTAGCTCCATGGTGATGTCGGTCCATGTGATGGGTGACTGGAATGAGAATGTGATGTGTTGGCCGTGGTGGATGCTGTCTCGATAGTATTCTGGCCCGTAGTCGTCGATGTTTTGTTGTATTTGTTGGGTGGTGTGTTGGGTGTTGAGTGAGATGATTCGTGTGGAGGCCTCCCAGGGTGTCATGTCCCCTGATATGTAGAGGGCGGGCTGGTTGAGCATCGCTGTGATGAACATGGCTAGCCCGGATTTTTGGCTGCCGGAGCGCCCCGCAATCATGACGAGATCCCCTTTGTGGATGTGCATGTCCAGGTTGCGGTAGAGGGGTTCTAGTTGTGGTATGCGGGGCAGCTCGGCTGCGGTTTGGGAGGCTCTCTCGAAGGATCTTTGGAGAGAGAGCATCGGGACCTTATCTATCTATCGGTTGGATGTGTATTGGTGGTCAGATGGAGTCGATATCGATATCAGCATCAGCAGGGGCTGTGGTGTCGTCTAGCTGGCCGTTATCGCGCTTGTCTACGTATTCGGCAACCTTATCGTAGATGGCGTCATCAAGGGGTTTGAGCACGACCGCGTTGAAGCCGTTTTTGGTGCGCACGGTGGCGAGTTTGAAGGCCTGCTCCTCGCCAAGGTAGGCTTCTAGATCGCGGATCATGGAGTGTGGGCGGTCGTTGTTGCCGCGTGCTTTCTCAATAATGGCGTTGGGGATGGTTTCTGGGGTGCCGTTGTTGAGATCGTCTAGGGTGTGGAAGATTGTGACATCAGCGTAGATGCGGTCTGCGGTCTGTCCGCCGTAGCCTTCGGTGTTGTGTTCTACGTCGCGGATTTTGAAGGCGATGGCGGTGGCGTCCTGGTTTCGGGAGGGGTTGAAGAAGGTGCTGTTGCTGTTGTTTCGGTAGTTTGCGAGTCCCATTGTTGTTTCCTTTTACTGTTTGTGTTGGTTTGTGTCGGTTTTATCGGGTGAGGCTGTTTCGTTGAGTGCGGAAAGCCTCAGACACGTCACTGTTACTGGTGATGGTCTTCTTGTACTGTTTGAGTAGGTCTGCTAGTTGTGCTTTGCTGGTGGTTTTGTTGATCCGGTCGATGATGATGTCGTTTTCCTGGTTGGCGATCTTGTTGACGTAGTCTTTGGCGGCTTTATCGTATCGGTCTTGAAGCAGGATTGCTGCGCTAGCGATGAGGGTTGCGAGGTCCCAGTCTTTGGATACGGTTTCGTCTTTCAATCCTCCTAGCAGATCAATAATGGATTGTTTGATATCTTCTGCGGTGTCTCCTCGGATGACTGTCCATGGGGCGGCGTAGTCTCCACCGTATTTGAGTGTGATAGTTAGCTTTCCGCTGTCTGTGGTGTGCTCGTCGGTCACGTGTTTTCCTTTTCTTTATTGTCTGTTTCTGGTGGCTGTACGGTGGATTCTACCGGGTATCTGTACGAGTTTTTGCCGTTAACGGCCCAGCAGGCGTCTCGTACGGGGCATCCTTTACAGAGTGCCGTGACGTGTGGGACGAAGATGCCTTGACTGATTCCTTTCATTGCTTGACTGTACATGGATGATACATGCCGGTAGGTGTTGGTGTCAAGGTCGTAGAGTTCGGTGGATGTGCCTTGTGTCGGGGACTTGTTGTCGTTGCGGCTGGTGGCTGGCGTCCAAAACATGCCTTTTGTCACATCGTTGCCGTGTTGGTTGAGCATGTACCTGTATGTGTGCAGCTGCATACTGTCTGCGGGTAGGCGTCCGGTTTTGAGGTCGAGGATGAAGGTTTCGCCGGTGTCGGTGTCGGTGAAAACGCGGTCGATGTAGCCGACTATTTTTGTGTCATCGTCGAGGATGGTTTCTACCGGGTATTCTATGCCCGGCTCGCCGTCAATAACAGCGATAGCATATTCTGGATGGTTGCGCCTCCATGTTTTCCAGCGGTCCACAAAGGTTTGACCGTAAACCATCCACCAGTCGTAGTCTTTCTTGTGTGGCCCGCCCGACTCGCACATGTTTTTGCATATTCTGCCGGAGGGTTTGATTTCTGTGCCTTCTGATTCGGCGAGGGCTACTTGGGTGTCGAAAATGTTTTTGAAGGATGCGAGTTTGTCTGGCAGTGCAGGGTATTCGGCGGGATTGTACAGGTGTAGGTCGTATTGTTCGGTGATGTGGTGTATGGCGCTTCCGGCGATGGTGGCGTACCAGGTGTGGCGTTGGGCGTGGTAGCCGTGGGATAGGCGCCATTTTTCTCCGCATTCTGCCCACTGTGTGAGTGAACTGTAGGAGATGTGGCCTGGATGGTTGATGGTTTTCGGGTATTGTGCTAGAGGCATTACTTGTCGCTTTTGTTCCATGGGTTGCGGGTGTCTTGGCCGATATTGTGTTGCTGGTAGGCGAGGAGTGCGAGGCAGTGCCAGGCTGCGTGGGCTAGATGGGGTAGCCCGGATTCGCGGTCGAGGTTGTTGCCTTGCTGCCATGATAGCACATGGCGGTAGAGGGCGTCGACGCTGTGGCTCCACGGGTATCCTCCGGTCCAGTTGTTGTCGCCGTATTTGGTGGCACCGTATCCGGCTACTTCGCCGAGAGCGTGCAAGGCTGCGGGGTCGATGAGGGATAGCCTGCAGAGTTTGAGTTCTTTTCGGGCACCGGTGTTGGGGTCGGTGTACATGTGGGTGGGCTCATCCATGGGGTGTGTGCTCCTTAAGTGTGGGTTACTGGTTGTTGTCGTGGGCGAGTGCTACTGCGAGAATAATGATGGCGAGGGTTTCAGCGATAAGGATGGGTGTTGTGATCATTTAGTGTCTCGGGGATGGTAGGTGAGGGTTGATGCACCCAGGAGAGTGGCGAGGGCGCATGCGGCAATAATGGCGAGGGCTGCCTTGTGTGTGGTTCCGGTTGCGTACATCCATGTGATGATGCCGCCTTGGATCCATGCCAGGCTGGTGAAGAAAGTTTCGTAGCTGTGCAGCTCAATGTTGTTGGGTGTGTTCATGCTTGCTCCTGAAGAATTGTGTTGATGGTTTTATAAATGTTGTACAGGTCTGTTTCGATAGATAACAGTTGGTGGATTTCGTGGTCGATGTTGATGTCGGGGTTGAGGGTGTTGATGCGGGAGGCGATGTCGGTGGCTGTGCGTAGTGTGCCGCCGGTGTGGTGAATAATGTGTGCCGTGTCGGCGAGTCCGGTGGTGACAGCGTAGTGGGATAGGAGAGGCATGGCGTGGAATGCTCCTTGGCGGGTTACTGTTGCGGGTTGATGTTGAGGTCGGTGACGTTGGGGTGGTCTTCTGTTCCGGTGACGAGGCAGTGGACGGTGACGGGTAGTTTGGATGCGCCGGGCTGTTTCGCGGTTGCACCGTAGACGATGGAGAAGGTGTCTTTACCAATAATTTTGTGGAGTTGGAGGTCGATGTCGGGGTTGCCGTTCCAGTTGACACCGTGTGCGGCGGCCTGTTGTTCGGCTTTGCGGTTGCAGGTGTGTGCTGCCGTGATCATGGTGAGTCCGGTGGCGGTTTCTTCCCCCCTTGCTTGGGCTTGCTTGTGGGTTTTGGCTTGTTCGGCTTGTAGGGAGCGGGTTGCGGCTGCCTGCTTGGCTGCTTTCTCGGCTTTGCGCTGTTGGGCGGTTTCAGGTGTCCATGTGGTGTTGGCTGTGGTGGCTTGTGGGGCGGGTTGTGAGGCGAGTGGCGGATTGTCGTCTGGGGCTGGCATGAATGAGGCGGCGGCAATGATGGCGGCTGTGATGCCTGCGATGGTGTAGCCTTTTTTCTTGTTCATGACTGTTGTCCCCTTTCCGGGGTGTTGTTCGTTGCTGACATGATTAATCATGGTGTGGGCGGTTCCCCATGTCAAGGCTGCGCTCAACGATTGTGAGCGTTTGGTGTCTGGCTAGGGGTTTTATCGGGCGCATAGGGTGAGTAGGTGGCCTATGTTGATGCGGGTCACGTTCCAGTAGAGTTGTGTGGCTTCACCGCCGGTGAGCGGCTTCCACTCGTTGTGGCTGAACACGGTGCCATCGGATGCGATGAATGTGTTGGGGCGTAGCTTGTGAAGTTCGGCTTCCACGCTCTGCCGATAGGCTTCGGCGAGGCCCTCAAAATCCATGCGGTCGCAGGAGAGGTTTTCGAGGCGTGTCAGGTCGAAGGGTGTGGGGCAGTCGTAGCTGGCGGGGGTGTATAGCTGGGTGAAGTGGTTGGCGATCTTCTGCATGATGATGTCCTTTTTGTTGCTTATAACGTTGTTGAGGGTTTATCGGGTGGATGCGACAAGGATGGCGTCTACGTCGATCATGTCGATGAGATCGTGGAGTTCCTCCGCTTCGTTCTCGGTGAGTGGCTGCCAGTCGTAGTCGCCGTATACAGCGCCGTCGAGGGGGACCGTCCACAGGGGCCGGATGAGTCGTATGGCTTCTTGTACTTTAGCGTGGTACATGCGGCGCACCATATCGAGATCTATGTCGTCTGAATGGTTTCCGGTGAGGCTGTGGAGGCTGAGCGGGTCGATTTCTGTCTGCCTGTAGAGGGATGTGAAGGATGGGGTGATGAGTGTGCCATCCATGGGTGATGTTCCTTTCTGGACTGTCTGGGTTGGTTGTTGTGGTTTCTAGAGTGTGTAGGTTGCAACCGGGAGTCAAGGCTGCACTCATTCGGATTGAGCGTTTCATGCTGGAGTGTCGGGTGTGACAGATGTCACTGAAGCCTTTATCGCCTCTCTCGGCGCCTGAAATCTTCTGGGGGTAGGATTATATAGGGTTGGCCCTGCTGATCGATTCTAGGGCCCTTTTGGGGCGTCTCAGGGGTATGTCTGGGTGATAGCAGGTCCGGTAGATGACCCGGCAGATCTACCTTGGCTTTCATCACGGGGGTCGAGGTATCAGATCTGGGCATGGAATCTGCACCCTCATACTGTGTGAGATGTATCACACTCTCCGGGCTTAGTGTGCACCCTTAAGGCTATTCTGCCGATCTGGCGTGAAGAGTGTAGCACAGAAATGCCGTTTAAAGCCCCAGCATGGCGCCTAGGAGCGCCTTACAGGGTGGGGGCTAGGTATTTATACCCCCAGCATATTCTGATCGATTCTAGAGCCCTTCTTGAGGCTTACACGAGAACAGCACCCAAAGACTAGCCCACCAACCCCTATCCTGGTTAGCTGAGCCTCAACTATGTGGACAGTGTTGGATACTGTAGGGGGAAGAAGGACGCGGGAAAAGAAAGAAGAGGGGGAAGCATCAGCCCGATCAGGCACAGCCCTGAAAGGGGTACACGCCATTAGGGAAGGCTTGAGAGTACGAGGAGCCTTAGCGACGAGTACTCGAAAGCCTGAGGGAACACCCATCAGCACTGATGGGCCTAGCGTGTTCGGAAAGGACACAAGGGTACAGTGTGAGAGATGTTCGGGAGTGAAACCCGTTCTGACTAGGGGTTTCAGCCTTAACAACCCTCAAAGGTTACAAGACTCTAAGAAAATTTAAGGAAAAGTTTAGGTTTAATTTTTGGACCTTTACTACCAAAAACACCCGTTTACACCCCTCAAACCCGCCTATAGAGCCAAACGCCGGTGTTGAGGGTATCTCTACCTAGTGTGATAGGCTGGACAGGTAGCCAGCTGGACGCAAGGCCGAAATCCGCTGACGCGGCTTTCACTCTTACATCCATCAGTCTACCAAACACTTTAAAGCTTCAAGGCTAAGCGCTAAGCCCTTAAGACCTTAACACTTAGCACCGAGCCCCTCAAGGGCTCGGCATCAGTCTTAAAGCCTTAAACATTTAAAGTACATATAAAACTTTAAGAGCTTAACACTTAAGGTTATAAATAAACATTAAAGCTTTAAAGTCTTAAAGTAAATATACAACCTTAACAGTTAAACATTTAAAGCTTATAAACCTTAACACCTAAGTTAAGTATAAAACCTTAAAGGCTTAGCACTGAAGGATATAAACTTAACATCAGTGTTTAAGACTTTAAAACTTCAAGTAAATATTAAGACTTAAAGACTTATAAGCTTTAAACACTTAAAGTAACTATAAGACCTTAAAAACCTTAAGTACTTAAAGTTAACCATCAGTCTTAAACTTTAATATTATAACCTATAAGTATTAAAGCTTATAAGTTATAAAAGTTTTAGAAGAGCTAAGAGGTTAACTTCTTTACTTCTCTACTCTCTTTGGTTCTTTCTCTCTTCTCTTCTTTTCTTCATCAGGGGAGAAGAGGAACCTTTTGTCGTCAACGCTGATGGACTTTTCGCCGTGTGTCTCGTGTACCACCGGTCGCACGCTCCCGGTTGCACACTCCCCACACTCTTACATCCGTGTCCCTTTCAAGCTTGGCGTGTTCGGCTGAAGGCGTACGGCGTGTCACGCTTAAACCCTTAACACCGGGTAAGACTTAAAGTATATATTATATGTAGAAGACTTTAAAACCTATAGGGTGTTCCCGCTTAGCTTGTGTCCTTTAGCGCTAGGCGCTAGGCGCTAAGCTGTGAAACGCGAACACCCATCCACCCCCTTTTTTCTTTCGTGTCCTTCTCTTTTTGACACAGCTGGGGGGCGATGTGATCTTTCTCACATGCTAGGGGGTGTGGGTGGAAAACAACCACCCCGACACACACAGAACAGCCCCTCAAACGCACAAAACAGCCCCTAGAATCGAACAGCAGGGCAAGGGTAAGGTACTCATACCCCCAGACGATTCCAAGCCCTTAGAGAGGCAAATAAGACCCGTACAGGGCTAGGCGAGGAACAGACACATCATGGCACACACCAACCGCACAGCCAGCCAAGCCCACCGGCGCTGGCGGGCTCGACTCATCACCCAAGCCCGACAGCAAGGCCAAACCGAATGCCCACTCTGCGGAGCAACCATCACCTGGGACACCCACCAGCTGCCAACCAGCCCCGAAGCCGACCACATCACACCCGTCAGCCGGGGAGGACTCAACACCCTTGACAACGGGCAAATCATCTGCAGAACATGCAACAGAAGCAAAGGCAATCGCAGCGAACCAAACATCAAATTCCAACAACAAACCACAAAAACATTGATTCCATGGTGAAAAACCCGCCAACCCCCACCGGGGACACCC